TTTCCGTGAATCTTGTAAAAGAAATCGTAGAAGCGATCAACGCAAAATGGCGTGAATATGTGGCGCAAGGTTATTTAATCGGTGGAAAAGCATTTATCAATGCCAACCTCAATACTGCCGCAACCTTAAAAGATGCAAAATTACTTGTGTCTTATGACTACTGCCCTGTTCCGCCGTTAGAACAACTTGGTTTCAACCAATACATTAGCGATGAATACCTTGTGGAATTTGCCGCAAACATTGCAAAAGTAGGAGCGTAAAAAATGGCATTACCTCGTAAACTCAAATTAATGAATTTTTTGGCTGACGGTAATTCTTACCGTGGCCAAGTCACCGAAATCACCCAACCTAAATTAGCCATGAAACTGGAAGAATACCGCGCAGGCGGAATGTTTGGCCCAGTAAAAGTGAATTTAGGGGTAGAAGGCTTGGATGCTCAATTCAAAATGGGCGGTTATATGACCGAACTATTAAAAAAATTCGGCGGCTCGATTGACGGCACGGCATTGCGTTTTTCCGGTGCGTATCAACAAGACGACACAGAAGAAGTCACCTCTATTGAGCTTGTCATGCGCGGTCGTTTTGGAGAAATCGACAACGGCACAAGCAAACCAGGCGATGACACCGAACAAAGCTACACCGTGCCTTTGACTTATTACAAGATCATTGAAAACGGCAAAGACATCATCGAAATTGATTTGCTCAATTCAATTTTTGTTGTTGATGGTAACGACCGCTTGGCAGAACACCGCGCAGCAATCGGCATTTAATTCACACACACCTTGCCCCGAAAGGGGCTTTTATTAAATCCCCCTCCCCTCTTTACAAAAAAGAGGGATTTTAAAGGAAACATAAAATGAAAACAGAAAACACCAAAATCATCACCTTAACCAACCCTATTACTCGTGGCGAAAACCAAATCACGGAAATCACCGTCAATAAACCGACTGTGCCCGCATTAAAAGGCTTAAAAATGTTTGATGTGTTGCAAATGGATGTGGACGCATTACAAGTTTTACTTGCACGTGTCACCACCCCTGTTTTGCATAAATCCGATTTTGTCACTATGGAAGTGGCAGACTTCACCGAGCTTGCTGCGGCGGCTGTCGGTTTTTTAGGGAAGAACTCGGAAGTGGAAACCGAAGCGACCGAGTAATGATTGCTGCCACAGTGGAAGATGCCATGGCAGATATTGCCATCATCTTCCACTGGCAACCACAAGCCTTTGAGCAAATGACATTTTCCGAATTAATGCAATGGCGAGAAAAAGCAAGAGAACGAAATGAAACAGAAACTGATTGATTATTTATTAAATATGCCACGGCATATTGTATGGCGTGGAATCTTTATTCTTTCCATTGCCTTTTGGTTGCTTGTGATTTTCGTCATTGCATTTCTCTTTCGCTAATTCATCAAGTGCGGTCAGAAATCATGGAATTTTTTGACCGCACTTTTCACAGGATTTTATTATGCTTAAATCATTACATTTCTTAGATTTTATTCGCGAATTTATTCTTTTTTCTGTTGTTCTTGTCGTATTTATTATCGGCAGTTCAAGCGCTCAAATTACCTTAATTTGGATTATTACCATTTTATCCTTTCTGGCTTGGATTGGTACGGCGGAAAACTATGAAAAGAAGAAGATCAGATATACAAAAGCAAAAACCACATTTGAGATGTATACGCTAATTTTATTAAGCACGATTTTTGTTTATTTTGATCATTGGATTATTGGTACTTTTATATTTTTTTCAAACTTAATTTTTATTATCAGTTGCATGGAAGGCAATGCAAAAAAGGAAGAATAAATGTTCCAAAACTTCGCACTTGCCACATTGGGCATGTTTGTGTTCACTCGGCAAACTGTACCTTTTCAAAGTTTAGACCGCACATCAAATTGGCGACATCCAACCAATGCCATTGTTGGAGCAATGCCAAAAACACAATTCACCGGTAAAGAAAGCGAAACCGTCACGATAAGTGGCAGATTAATCCCAGAAATCACTGGCGGCAGATTTTCCATTAAGGCCCTAGAATTAATGGCAGACAGTGGCGGTGCATTTCCGCTGATTGACGGTGCAACCTTTGAAATTATCGGTTTTTTTGTGATCGAAAGCGTGCAAGAAACCCGAACAGAGTTTTTTGGCGATGGTGCACCTCGTGCGATTGATTTCAGCATGAGCCTAAAACGCACCGATGACCCCATGTTAATCGCCATTGCAGAGAGTTTAATGAGTAGCCTTTAATGTTTGATTTAAATCTTAACGACAATCACCGCACGCCCGCTTTTAAAGTGCAGATCACCACGAAAGACAAAAAAAAGCAAGACATCACACAAGTGGTATCAAGCCGATTAGTCAACCTGTCTTTGACCGATAATCGCGGATTGGAAGCGGACACACTCGACTTAGAATTATCCGATCATGACGGCAAACTCGCCTTACCGCCACGCAATGCTACAATCAGCCTTGCACTTGGTTGGAAAGGCAAGCCGCTAATTGACAAAGGGCAATATTCTGTCGATGAAGTACAGTTTTCAGGCGGGGGCTCTTCTGCTGATAAGCTCACCATTCGGGCAAGAGCGGCTGATTTAAAAGGCTCATTTTCCGAACAAAAAGAGCGGTCATTTGATAAAAAAACGTTGGGCGAAATTATTGACACCATCGCCAAAGAAAACCAACTCAAAAGTCAGTGCGAGAAAAAACTGGCTAACACCTTTATTGCGCACATCGACCAAACCAACGAAAGCGACATTAATCTATTAAGCCGACTGGCAGAAGAACACGGGGCAATGTGCACCGTTAAAAATGGCAGGCTATTATTTATGCCGCTAGGACAAGGCAAAACCGCCACAGGCAAGCCGATTCCACTACGAAAAATCACTCGCAAAAGTGGTGACAGCTACACTTTCTCCATTGCAGAAAGCGAAAACTACAAAGCCGTGCGGGCGTATTGGCACGATACGGACACAGGCAAACGTGGCGAAATTACGGTGGATGAAAACACCAAGATAGTGAAAAAACAGCGTATGACGAAAGGCAGAACGCTGAAAAATGGCACAGTGAAAGGCAGACGATTAAGCAAACGCAAATACAACACTATTGAGCAACAAGAGCCAATCACCAGTGATAATGCGCAAATAAAATCACTCCGCCACACTTATGCAAGCGAAAGAACCGCCATCAACGCCGCAAAATCCGCCTTTGACAAACTCAAACGAGGCGTGGCGACATTTAGCCTAAATCTTGCCTTTGGCGAACCTGATTTAATCCCCGAAACACCCATTGAGCTTTCAGGCTTTAAAGCGGAAATTGACGCAACCAACTGGCTAATCACCAAAGTGACACACAATCTTTCAGACGGTGGATTTACCAGTCAAATTGAGTGCGAATTGAAAGTGGAAGAAGATGAAGTGGAAGTGAAAAAAGAGAAAAAATAGCTTGTGTTCTAATATAAAAATGGTAGATTAGAATACAACAAGCACAAAGAATTATAGAGGCGGCTACTTTGTGTGATCCCGCCTAGTGAGGAAATTACAAGATTTGTGAGGACACTCAACACGCAGGCTGAAAGGTCTGCTTTTTTACTGCTTAATATTTTAATTTGATTCTTTGTGTCTCTACTAATCTTGGTCCTTTTGTTGGATCGTAAAAATACCAAATATTGAATTTCTTTTCGGTGCTTAATGTATCGTACATCAATTTATCCCAACCTAAATGCTCCGCAATTAATAACGATAGCGCTTGTTTTCTTTCCGAAGAAACATCCTTTTGATAACCGCTTAAAACTGCGCCTAGTAATAAATCACACAACTGAACACCATGACAATGCTTAGAGTTAACCTCATCTAATCTTAAAATAGCATTTGGAATAGCTGTTTTCTGGCGAATAATATTATTGGCTATGATGTGCATTGCTTCATCTGCTTTATGATAGCTAAAAGGCAGCTCATCAACGGATAAAATAAATCGATTATTTCTATTTCTATATAAAGAACTTTTGATTTTGTTACAAATCAATTCATTGAAATGTTTCTGTTTTGCTAATTCATAATTCCCATTATGAAATGCTTTATTGACTATAGATAACTGAACAACAATACAATTAAAAAAAAGATAATCTGATTGAAAGAAAAATTTAATGAGATCATTATAAAATTCAGAATATCGTTTAGAATTTGCGCTTTGCCATTTTATTTCATCGGTACAATAGTGCCGTTGGCGTATTTTGTTTATTTCTTTCTCAAAACGAGCAATATTATCTTCCCTTATCCATAACGCACCAAAAGCATAAAAGGGTTTGCCACTTATGCCGGATTCGTCACAAAATAAATGCCAAATATTATTCATTTTAATAACTCAGAAATCTTACTCACCACTGAATCTTTTTCCTTCTTATTATTTAAATAAGCAGAGTTTTGCAAACTCAAATAATAATAATACGGATTATCAATAGTTGTTTTTTTCATATCTTTTACTAAAGATACAAGCTCATTTATTTTATTATTTAGAGAATCAATAGAAGTGATTTCCTCCTCCTCAAGAGCGATCTTTTTTATTTTCACTTCTGTAAATAATCCGCTATATCCGACAGATTCGCTTTTCGTATATTCCTCATGGCTAGATTTTACAGCTTCTAATAACTCTTTTTGAAACTGTCTTAACTGAAAACAATGTAATGTTTGTGGGTATTTTAGATAACGGATGGAACTAAGATCGAATGGCGATTTTCCTCCATCCTCAAGTATTAGGATGCAAGGCTTACGGAAAGCCATTCTTACTCCAATTTCAAAAAACACATTCGGATTATGGCAACTTAGATCGGCAATGATAACATCGCTTTCGGATAGGTTTTTAATTATTGTATTCTGTATCAGATCAGAATTAGAACTATCACTAACCAACTGAATATCAAATTTATATTTATCATCGTCGGTTAAACCTTCTTTAATGGATTCTTGCACTTCTTCCCAGTGTTGATAGGTATGCTTTTCATCAATACCGGAGATAGGTCTAACTATCCCTACTTTTATAGTATTTGGTATATTTTTTTTCTCTGCCATTATCAATTCCCAATAATCTTACTAAGCCATTGTTCCTCGGTAATCACCTTCACTTTATGACCTTGTTTTTGATATTCCTTTACTTTTTCTATTTTTCGTCCGAAACTTTGATAAATCCAATCTCTTGAATTAAGTGTACCAACAATCAAATAGTCTAAATCTGAGCGCCAATCTTTTACTATTGAACAGCCTAGTTTTTCAGCTTTATTTTCACATTTACTGCGAGAACCATAAATGAATTTACCTGTAAAACATAAAACCTTGTCAGTAAAATCTATATCTTCTACAGAATCAAAAAAGAGTTTCCCCATTGCCAAACCATCAACAACACCATTTTCAGGATCGCTCCCAGTGAAATCAATGAGCATAGATTTTAATTTATGTCTTTCATCTTCTGTTATAACTCCATCAGAAAGAATATCATCTATTAAGCGATAAAGTTCACTGCCAGGATAGTTATTTTTGAGCAAGCTATTTTGATTGATCCACCATTTTAAGTAATACACTTCATCGTCTGATAAACGGTTATCAGAAATAATCCCCTTACATAAACCAGAAAGTAAATGAATGTCAGATTCTTTTGAATAGAGATCAATATTTGGTAAATCTAGAATATTACGTTGGATTTCAATAAGGGTAGATTTGAGTTCTTCGAGTTCGTTTTTAGAAACCTCTCCATCAAATCGAATATCAATAATTTGATCTCTAATTTGCTGGAAAATAACATTATTTTGTAATTCTTTTGCTTCTAAAATCCATGTGTCTAAATAAAGCAACTCTTGTTCTGTAATCTCACCATCACAAGTTATACCATCAATAATACTGATTAAGTTAGTAAATAGTTTATTGCGGTTTCTTACATAATTGTAACTATATAACTCATCTTTCATCGTATCCCCCTACAAATCCCTTGGGTTAATCGCTACCACTTCTTCATCTTCATCGGCAAACTAAACACCACGCGTCCGTGAATATAGACAGGATCATCCTGTTTTATCTCCCACTCTTTATACTCTTCTTTATTATCAGAAATCGCCCACATTTCGCGACCGCGTTTTTGCAAGCGTTTAATGAATGTGTGATCATCAAACGTGAACACATAAAGCCCATCGGCACTGAAATAATTTTCTGATACATCGACATAAAGTAAATCGCCACTTTCCAATGTCGGCGCCATGCTATCGCCTTTCACCGCAATAATTTTTAAATTTTTAGCATCGGTACGCCCAAATTGGCGGCGGAAGAAATCCAAGTCGAACTCTTGCGCCAATAAGCCCTGTTCTGTACGGGTTAAAAACGTGCCATTTCCTGCGCTCGCTTCAATATCCAAAATTTCTACTCGGATAGTGTTTTTTGCCAAAGGTTCATGCAGATTAACGACGCGAACCGTGTCGTCAGTAAAGCCCAATGCATTTTTCGTTACATCAGGAAATGAACTTATATGATATTCAAACGCACCGCCTTTTATACCTTTGGCTTCGCGCATTTTCCAATTTTCATTTTTTGCCTTGCGAGTGATATTTGTTGCTTGAGCAGGCAATCCATCTAGCCCTTCTAACTCTTTTGCCGAGTACCATTCTTTCATTTTTGATTTCCTCATAAGATTTTTTTTAAATCTTTTTTAAATCATATATTGATTTAGAAAGGATTTAGTTATAATATCTCAAACAATGTAAACAAACACAAAAAGGCAATGCTTTCTCAATGTAAACAATCTATTGCACGTTATGTGGCGTGGCTTGCGTTAAAAATGTTGTACCGAGTTTCTCTTGGAAAATCGCAAGCGCCCGCAGCATTTCTTGTGTTGCCTGCGGTGTATAGCGAAAAGTCATCTTCGCTTGTGGCGCACCAGAAACAAACTGAAAACATTCCACCGTCATTTCTCCTGTCTCGGCATGGAAAGTGATGTTGAGCGGTGAATCAACTTCAATGGGGATAATCAGTGTTTCGTCAGTCATGGGAGTTCCTTATTTTTATGGAGAAATTAATGACGACTATTTCTGTTCAAAGAGATCTTGTAGTGAACGTACATATTCACGCCCCTGTTGATCTTCAGGAGGAAGTTCAGCAAGAAGTTTTGCGTATAGACGGCGCTGTTGCTCAAGAAGTGGCGAAAATGATGGCTGAACGTGAAGAAAAGCCTCGCGCTTCTTTGAAAGATAAAGAATAGTGCCTTGCAATTCCGCTTGCTGATAAATCAATTTAGAAAGTAAGTTTTGGCGTTCAATGCGATTTTGCATTTGCGCTTCAAGTTTTTCGAGACGTTCTTCAATGGAAAGTGCGGTCATAAAAATCCTCAGGGTAAGAGAACACATAATTGTTAGTGACTGAGTATAACAAAGTAAACAAAAACAACAAGGAAAAGGATATGGCGAAAACAGAAAAAAAACGCGAACTAAAATCTGAAATTATCGCATTTCGTGTGACGGCAAGTTTTAAAGAAAAGTTACAAGAAATGGCTCAAGCGGATAAACGGGAATTGAATGATTTTATCCGTTTGAAATTGGAAGAATGTATTAATTAACTTTTAATTTTAATAACCGTGCAATCCATATTGGGGAATGTGGAGAGTATAGGACAGAAGAAGGTGTGTGATATGGCAGCAAAAGTCGATGCATTATGTCCAGGATGTGGTAGCGATCAGATTGGGACGAGAACCTCTAGAAAGGCAGAAAATACCATTGTTTCTGAATGCTATTGCAAAAGCTGTGGTCGAGTTCATTTCGAACTCTGGACAGAAATTCGCAATATTAGTATCGGTACATTTACACCGGCATTAATTCAGAATTTCAAAACAGCCGAACAGTGGGCAAAAGAACGTCAAATGCGTAAGCAAGGCAAGTTACCAGCAATAGACGAACGGCAAATCGAAATCCCTACGGATTAATTCTTAATTTTCCAACCGTAATTTAAACATCGTCGTTTGAAGAAATTCATGCGACAGGATTTTTGCAACCAAAATTTAGGAGTTTGAGCAAATGGCAAGCAGTAATTATGTGTATGACAACGGTAAAAAACGCCATAACCGTGTGAATGTGTGGCAGTTAAACAAAACCGTGCAAGAACAGGCTCGCAACATTCAACTGTTGCAACGAGCGATTTCTCACCAAGCAAACCTCAATGCACAGCAAGTATTACTGAATGAATCACTCAGTGATCGCATTGCGTTACTTGAAGAAGAACAGTGGGCACGTGAACAAAGCATTTTCCAACGCGTTGCACGGTGGTTCCGTAAATAAATGAATGGGGGTGAGTGATGGCCTTAATGCCTTATTGCTTTGACGATGAAACGGAATCTGCCGCTGAAAAATGGTGCCGTGTTAATCAAGTAAATGTGCCTGAAATCCGAAGTTTTGATGATGTGCTGCACTCGTTAAGTAAAAGCCAATTCCGTGTAGAACGAGAGTTTGACGGTTTACAACAAGGCTTTCGAGAAATGCTGTTGGAATTAGCCGATTTAGATTTTTCAGATTTACGTGCAGGGCATTTAACAGGCACTAAGCTCCATCACTACACAGAACAAGGACAACGCAAAATAGCCCGTGCACTACGTAAAGTGCGGTTACTTTCGGGAATGTTTTCACAAGGCGTAACAGAGCGGGAATTTACTCAAATTGATACTCAGGAGGATAAAAATGGAAACACAAATGAATAAATCCGCACAGAAATGGTATCGCAAATATCGTCGTTTTTTAGCCTTGTGGGGACATTTAAAACAACAAGGGAAAGATGACATCGCCGCGCTTGTTTATTCAAAAATCATCGAATCCGCCAATATGACGGTTTACTTAGCGAGAAATGCAAAATGAAAAAATTAGCGATTAAAACTTATTTAGACCATGCGCAACACGCAAAAGACAGTGAGCAACAAGGCAATTATGGGTTAGCCGCAAAACAATGGCGTTCAGCGTGGATAGCAGCACCAACCGAAACACAAACAAACTGGAGCTTTGCACGCGCTGAATATTGTTTCAAAAAAGCGATTGAGGAAGGGCAAATCAAACTAGACAAGACCCGCCAATATGACTTTAAGCAATTTATGGAGAAATGTGATGTATGAGCTTTTTTTGATGTTTTTCGTGGCGGTATTTGCTGTTCTTGGTGCAACTATCACCGTAATGGGATTAATTGAGTTTATTGTCGATTCGTTAGATAGACGCTGGTAAGGAGGAATGATGGAAAACAATATTTGTATCGCTCTAGATTGTGGCGCAACGCTAGAAATTTTACCCATCGGCACCCGCTTTCAAGTGGTTGAAGTGATGGGTGATCAAGATAGTTGGTCTGGCAAACAAAAAACAAGAACCGTGGGCAATTTACACAACACAATTTGGGGTGCAATCGAAGAAGTACGCCGTTATGACTTAGCCCAATATGAAATGTTGAGCTTGGAAGAATTACTCAGTGCAGTGAGTTCGACCAACAACAAAATCAAAGAATATTTTGAATATCACAGTGAATATTTAGCCAATACGGCAATGTAAGAATTCTTGATGATGAACTGGGAACTTGAGTGTAATGCCAATCTTGCTAAACGTGAGCAAGCGATGGCAGATGCACGTGCAGTGATGATGCAAAGTGCGGTGAATTTTGACCGCACTTTAGATGCTGCTCAAGCGACATCGGCGCAAATGGAATTATTTTCTGTTGCGCCGCACCAGTTCGATTATGTTGAAAAACTGCTTTCTGCACTCCCTCGCAAACGCCAACGTGAGCATTTTCGCCATGTGTGGTTGCGTGCATTCAATGGCGTGAAAGATGATGGTTCTATCGGGTTTAAATTTGGTAATAAACAGGCAGCGTATGCGAATACCTATTTGCGTGAAATCCTCACCAATCGCCTGAAAGCCGTTTTTCAACATTATCACATTAGCCTTGATTGGTTGATTGACCGTGATGCGCATTCTCAAGTGGTCGCCCTCTCAAAAGGCAAAAAGGCGGCTAACTTTCCGTTTTATTTGTTAAGCGAACGTCAGCTAAAAGAAATGGCAGACAAATTAGCCATGTTGTTTACGAAATTACAGTCTGATTTTGTCACCGAACAAGCCAAGCGGAAAGAACGCGGAGAAATATCTCTTGATGACTTCACCGCACTTTCTCGTGACCTTTATCGCTTAGTGGGCGAAGTGTGCGCCGATATTGGTTTTCCGTTAAAGCACTGGTTCGCTTATCAAGATAACCGTTTCTTAGATGTGAATGACATTGAGGTTGATCTTAATAAATCAGTTTGCCCAAAACATTGGAAACGCCAACTCACCATGGCACAAAAACGGTTAAAAGAACATGTAGAGATTGGCTGTGGTGCAGTATCGGCAAAAGTGAGTCCTTATGTCTCTCAAACCGCATTTAATGACTACCGTGCACAACGTGCAGATAACCTCGAATATCTGCAACAAATGGTGTTGGAAAATCTAGACGATAGCACCGAACAAATGCCGTTGATTGAAATGTGGAAAAAATCGGTAGCAAATCCTGCTATCCGTTTTCAGGAAACCATGAACCGCTTGCGTGGTATTGATGAATGGGCGATAGAAAATTCGTTTGTGTCACTCTTTCTTACGCTGACTGCTCCATCCTCTTTCCACGCAACGCATGAAACAGGTAAAAACAATAAAAAATGGCAAGGCGCAAGCCCTCGTGATACGCAACGTTACTTAAATAAAGTGTGGGCGCAGTTGCGTGCACAGTTTGCCAAACGTGGAATCGGTTTTTTTGGCTTTCGTGGCGTTGAACCGCATCACGACGGCACACCGCATTGGCACTTGCTGATGTATGTAAAACCTGAACATAAAGATGACGTTATTCATCTATTCCGCAAGAAAGCATTGGAATTAGATGGCGATGAATTTGGGGCAAAAAAATACCGTTTCAAAGTAGAAGAAATTGACCCAACCAAAGGTTCTGCTATTGGCTATGTGGCGAAATACATCGCCAAGAATATCTATGCAGGTAAGCAAGGCAAAGAAATGTCCGATGAAGTAGAAAATCTGACATTACTTGAAAATGTGCAACGTGTCAGTGCGTGGGCAAATCTTTGGGGCATTCGTCAATTTCAGTTTTATGGTACACCGTCAATTTCGACTTGGCGTGAACTTCGCAAAATTGATGATGCCATGGCAGCAACTGCGGACGATGAAGT